AACACGAACCAACAATCGACCAACTGAACTATACGAGCAGTTTGAGTCGTGCGTTGGCTTATTACTCTGCGTACACTGGTGCGAAAGAGCAGAAGTTATTTGCGATTGAGTTCTTTTCAAAGAAAGAACCCAAGATTGCCAAACAACTTAAGAAACTCCCCGACCACAAATTTCAAACATTTGGTTCACTATGTCGCATCATGTCCAATGATCAGACAGACTTGAAACAGTTGAATGAGACTAGTCCATTCTTCACTAATAGACTGAAAGAATTATTGGAAGATGCCAAGAAATACATCGAAGAAGTTGAGATCGTGAAAGCACCAACTAATGTCATTAGCATACAAGATCGTATGGAAGAAAAAGCCAGAGAACATGCTGGTGAATTCGAAGGTGCGATTGACGAGTGGGTTATTACTAAAGGTAAGAGTACATTCTCTGCCAAGAATTATCTCATGTCAAATGAGGTGAGTGCACCCATTGCTAAACGAATCGGTGAATTGTTTGTTGACACTGCACAAGAGATTCGTGAAGCCATTGATGGTGACGACGAGCAACTTGCTGAAGGATACTCGCATTTCACGAAGAAAGAACTTAAGAAGTTTGCAGAGTTTATTGAGACTATGATTGCCGACTGCCAGCAACAAGTGCAAACTGCCAAAGCAAGTCGTGCACCACGCAAACGCAAACCGCAACCACCAAGCAAAGTGGTTGCCAAAATGAAATATATGAAAGAGTTCGCTGAATTGAAATTGTCTTCTATTAAACCTGAGACAATTATCGGTGCGAGTGAACTGTGGGTTTATAATACCAAATATCGTAAGGTTCAGGTGTACAAGGCAGAGTATGGTTCACTGTCAGTCAAAGGAACATCTGTTCTTGGATTTAGTTTGAAAGATTCATTGTCAATGACACTGCGTAAACCAGAGGAATTCTTTAAAGGATTGTCTATGGGTAAGCGTGCATTGAATGGTGCAGTTAAGTCACTAACAACCAAACCGACTGTACCGAATGGTCGTATTAATGAAGAATGTGTATTACTTGGAGCGTTTTGATGGAAGTGAAATTTTTAAAGGAACCATTCCCACACATAATTGTAAAAGATTATTTTACAGAACAAGAACTTTTTGATGTCTGGGCTGAGTTACAATTTTTATCTACCAACAATAAGTTAATGCCACCAGATCAGACTGGATCTGCGTGGAAAGGTGATGGCTCTGGTGGAAAGATGTTAATTAAAAATAATTATGGTGCTTGGTTAGATAACATCTACACAGACAGAAAACTGTCAGATATCCTAACACATACTAGAAAATTATTTTATCCTGAATTTATTAATGAAATAGTTAATTATGATTGGTTATTCAGATATTTAAAATATAGTAATAGTGATTCTACTCTACTCTCTTACTATGAAAATGGTGGGTATTATGCAGCACACCATGATAACTGTGCACTTACTGCTATAACTCATTTATACAAAGAGCCAAAATGTTTTGATGGGGGTGAGTTATCATTTCCAGACTTTGACTATAATTATGGGTTAGAAAATAATAGAATGGTTTTGTTTCCAAGCATTTTAAATCATGAAGTATCTGAAGTTGTTATGCACAACGATGTTAAATTCGGTGGTAGATATACAATTTCTCAATTTGTAAAGTTAGGTTAATTATGATATTAGTTGATTACAGTCAGGTGGCACTTGCAGCCATTCTTACTTTCCAGCGTGAGTTGAAAGGAACAGAGTCCGAAGTGAAGAATCTTATTCGTCATGTGACTTTGTCCACCCTTAAATCATACAAGAAGAAGTATGGTAAAGAATATGGCGAGTTAGTCATCTGTTGCGATGGTCGTAAGTATTGGCGTAAGGAATTCTTTGAATTCTACAAAGGTATGCGTAAGAGCAATCGTGATAAATCAGATCTCGATTGGAAGTTGATCTTTGATACGCTATCAGAAATGCGTGAGGATATTTCACAACACTTTCCATATCGTGTTATGCATATTGATCGTGCAGAAGCAGATGATATCATTGCAGTGATGACACAATATCTTCAAGAGAATCTTTTAATCCAAGAAGGATTGGTTGAAGAACCACAGAAGATTTTGATTCTGTCGTCTGATAAAGACTTTAAACAATTGCAGTTGTATCCTACTGTCAAGCAGTGGTCTCCGATGCAGAAGAAATATATTACTGCAACGAAGAAAGAAATTGTAGAGCATAAGATTGAGCATATCGTCAAGGGTGATACTGGTGATGGAGTGCCAAACATTCTAAGTAAAGACGATGTATTCATGAAAGGTGAGAGACAGAAACCTGTTTCTGCTAAACGACTACAAGAGTTTTTTGATAATGGTTTTACTGCTTGTAGGAATGATGAAGAAAGACGCAATTGGCAACGCAATTCGACTCTTGTTGACTTTGATCATATTCCGCCTGATGTTAAAGAATCAATTATTGTAGCATACATAAGTAGTAAACCAAAGGGCGATAAGATGTCTATTATGAATTATCTTATGGAACATCGTTGCCGATTACTATTAGACGAAATCGAGGACTTTTAATGAAAAAATATCTTACAGAAATGCTGAAGGAAATTAATGACAATCCAAAGGCAATTGAAACATACAAGAATGAATTCTTACTCAAGGTAATCTTTGCTCATGCATTTTTACCTACACATAAGTTTATTCTTCCAGAGGGTGAGCCACCATTTAAACCTGCCGATCAACCATTGGGTATGACTGACACGAATCTGTTTGTTGAAGCGAAGAAAATGTATGTGTTCATGCGTGAAGATCTTAAAGCAATTAAACGAGAGTCTTTGTTTGTAGGATTGCTCGAAGGTATTCATCCTGAAGAAGCGAAAGTTCTAATTGCAGTTAAGGATCAGAAGTTGCAGAAACTCTATCCTAAGATTACATGGAAACTTGTATCTGATGCTGGTATTATTCCAGCACCTGCAAAGAAAGAAAAAGTTGCGTTGCAAGACGCAGAGTAGTATAATTAATCTTATTATGAATGGAGTGAACTATGCCAAACTGGTGTTACAATTCAGCAACGCTGTATAACGAAGACAAATTTGTCATTGATGGTTTTGAACAAGAACTATCAAAAGAAGATGCACAACCATTAAACTATCTACGACCAAATCCATCTGGTGAATGGGAGTATGATTGGTCTGTTTCCAATTGGGGAACTAAGTGGGATGTTTCCATCATGGATTGGGAACGAGAAGATGACAACACGCTTGTAATGCATTTTGATAGTGCATGGTCACCACCCACTGTGCTTTATGATTTTTTAAATGAGAATGGTTGGAGTGTTCGTGCATACTATCATGAACCTGGAATGGCATTTGTTGGTCGTTATGAAGATGGCGATGATGATTGTTATGAGTATGATGTAACAGATCGTGAATCTTGTGAAGAACTACCAGAAGACATTCTAGATTTTGCTGGTATTATGGATGATGTAGATCGTTACGAAGAAGAGCAATACGAAGAATCAATTGCTGATTTGGAACGCACTGAATGGTATCCTGCCACAACAAATCCAGACAAGATTGGTCGCTACGAAGTCAAACGCAAAGACTGGGATTATGTTTACATGTCTGAGTGGGATGGCAAAGAATGGGAACAGGAAGATGTTGCATTCTGGCGAGGTGTTGTTGAGAATCCAGAATGGGATCCAGTTGCAGAGTTAGATAAGATTATAGCACCAGAATGAAACCCTACGAAGAAGTTGTTGAGGGTTGGGTACGACAATACATCTCCACGATGGATGAAGGATTGTTGCGTGCTGGTGACCAGAGTGGTGAAGAGCCACTCGGTGTAAAGATTATCTTTGATGGTTATGCTGACTTAGATACAGATGACGAATACATTGAGGGTGGTAATCATTCTCTGTTATCGTTTGCAGTGTTTGTTCATAAAGACTCTCTCAATGGAGAAGAATTTCCTGAGCATGAACAAACTCCATGGGCATTGGTGCATCGACCAAAAGACGAAGTTTGTATTTGGGTATGGTATGATGAAAGAGATGATTCTATTGAAGTTATTCCATTTGAAGAAGGTTCAACAGAACTTGATCATGAGTTAATCTATGAGATTATTGACAAACTTGACAAAGGTAAATACGAGTAAACTTCTCGTTGTACTGCTTATTTCTGGTAGTGCATATGCTTCAGATGTAGAATTTGGCTCAGGCGAACATAACGACTGCAACATAGCCAAAGCATATGCAGTTAATAATGCATTGGAACGATATGCAGGAAAAGAATTTGAGGTAATCAAGAGACATACATGCAGAGAAACTAACTCGACTGGTGTTTCGTGTGACTTTATAAAAAGAACAGAGATAGAAACTGCTGGTGTTCTTAAGAAAGTTGTAAGTCAGAAAGTAAAGAACAATCGTCATACATGTGTTGTTGAAGTAAAGATTGAAGTTGAGAAAGCAAGACCACTTGCTGGTGATATTGTAAATGCAAAAGAAATTGCTGTTGATGGTACTCGTTACAACTTTGACATCGTTACAAAAGAACAA